CCGTTTAGCACCGTGTAGGTGTAATCGTATTTTTCAGTATTAGCAGTAATCCACTCTGATAGATTCACTTGTTGTATCTTGGCATCGTTCCAATCCTTGCAGTTTGGAGGAAGCGTAGTAATATGGAATTCAGGCATAATCTTGCATTTTCTAAGCTTTTCAAACTTTTCGATGCCCCTGGTCCCCGCTTCGTCATTATCGTATCCTAGGATGATTTTCCCGCCAAAATCGCGTAAAATACTAGCCTGAGTATCGGATACCACACAGCCCATAGTGCAGGTAGCGTTGACCCCCTCTAGCTGGAGGGATATGGCATCTAAAGGCCCCTCACAAACTACTACATAACTTTGTGATTCATCAAAAGGATACAAGATGTCAGAGGGCTTAATGCCCCCGATAGGATTTAAGTATTTCGGTGTTTGGTTCTTCAATGCCCGTGCTTGAAAGTAAAAGATTTCGCTGTCCTCATTTCTAAACGGGACAATCAACCTATCCTTGTACTTCCCTTCTGTAGCGACAAAGTAAGGATCTTCTTCAAAACTTTCAAGATTGAAAAGATGTCTCTCAAATAGAAGCATCCATGCTTTTTTCAAAGTATCATTTTCGCTGGAGTGAGAGTTAACATTTACAGGAAGCAAGTGGTCTGGGAATTCTTCTTCTTGTGGAGCAGGAGGCTCATAGGGAATAGCATCGCTACCCTCAAATTCTAGAAGGAATATCTTCTCTTTAGCTTTCTCGTAGCTAATGTTCTCAATATGGGTTAACAATTTTGCAAAGTTACCCACATCCCCTGTTTTGAAGTCCTGCCATAGCCCTGTATCAATGTTGATCGAAAGGTGGCATTTGTAGTCGTTAGCTACGAGGACGGAGGGCATTATGAACTCACACCCAGTTGAAGATAATCGGCCTACCTGACCGAAATTCTCCGCTAAGTACCCTATAATATAGTGAGGTTTTACCATATGTTTATTTCAACAGTATCAAATTCAAAATTAAATTCATTCCAGCAATGTCGCTTGAAGTACCGCTACCGCTATGTCGATAGGCTCATCGGTCCCAAACCATTAAACCAAAATGCCCTTAATTTTGGGTCATATATCCACAAAATATTTGAAGATGGGGTGGGTGCGACCACCAGGGACGAATTAAATAAGTTAGCAGAGGAGTTTAAGGAAACTTACAAGATAAAAAACGAGGATGATAGGACGAGAATCTGTATCACTAACTTCTTGAGATTCAATGCCTCCCTATCTGAGAACATATCTACGGAACAACGCTTTGAACTAGAACTTAAAGAGGATATTACTCTAAACGGGATTATTGATAGAGTAATCAAAGGGAAGGAAGGTGGCTACTTGGTTATAGACTACAAAACATCCAAGAGAGAAAAGAGTAAGGTAGAACTGTTCCAAGATGACCAGCTAAAAGGATATGTGCTGGCGGTGCATAAGCTGTATGGTGTTCCTTTAGGGGATATCACGGCAGCACACTATTACCCCTTGACCAATAACTTCGTTAGTGTTAGATACTCACCTAACCAAATCAACGCTCATATCAAGAAAGTAGTTGATGAGGTATGGAGGATCAGGAAGTGTAAGAAAACTGATCTTCATGCATCAAGGAACGAATTCTGTAACTGGTGTGAATATAAAACACTTTGTCCAGTATTTGAAAAACCTGAGAAAATCGAAGAGAATATTAAAGGCTGTAAGAAGAACACCTACAAGAAGAAAACTTAGGTTTTTATCTTTCCTATAATTAATGGGTAGTAACAGTCTATCTCTATAGCTTTGAAAAAGTTTAGAACTTGTTCAGAGGAGTAACTACATTTTTTAGTTAGATAGTTATATAGAGTATTCATCTTTAGAGGCTTTTGCTTATTTAGAGCTTGTAGGAGTTTAAGCTGGAACTGCTTTATAAACTTTTCAGAGTATCTATATTTCCATTTTTCTACGAAAGAAGAACTTAATGTAACATTTATTAAGTCCAAGAAGTCTATGATGTCTATATCTAAATTAGTATCCATTATGTATTCTATATATTATAAGCGAAATGACGGCATTTTCTAAGAAATTCTTGGATTTTTTAAAACCTTTAGCTGGAGAGGTCCAGGAGAGGGAAAATAAAAATATTGAAGTTAAGCAACTCAGGTATCCAGTTGCTAAGGAAGAGCTTAAAATTCTTCCTAAAGGGAGTATATTAGTATTCAAATATGCCTTGGTACAGATTAAGACACATGACAAACTTGATGGATCTGTGAAGTGGTTATCAGGTAAGAGGTCCATGATTAAATATAAAAATCATGGGCGTAAAACAAGACATTTAGAGGTTATTGGAATGTTAGTAGAACCTGTAAGTCTTATTAGTCCCATAGGTAATACTTTAGTAAGTTGTGTTAAGTTAGAGCCTGGGCAACTTACTTCTTTGGATGCTCTAGATAACCTATATAATACTGGACAAAGACAACCAGATACCTATAGAACCTATAGGTTAGGTTCCATGTATAATATCAAGCATATTAGATACGCGGAGGAGAATTAATGGCATCCCAATCACCTAAACCACCTAAAGAACCCAAAGAACCCAAAGAACCTAAACAGAAAGAAAGTTCCCAGGGAGCGCAGATGATTAAACTGGCTCTCATGATGACTGGTTTGAGTGTTGCAATAAAGTTTGCAACAGCACCTCTTAAGCTTCTTACTAGTTTACCAGGATTGGCTAAAAGCCTTGTTGGTGGATTTGGAAGTTTAGTTAAAGCCTTTTCTGGTTTAGATATAAGTCTTACCAATGTTAGTAAAGCTTTATCCTCTGGACTTGCTGCTGCTGATGCCATGAATGAACGGGCCTTGGGCATGGGCAAAACCCTTGGAGGATTTCAAACAGCCTTTGGTAGTCAGATTGAGAAAATGCCAGGGATTCTCAGCCAGAAGCTAAGTACTACAATGGACATGTTCGAAGGGGGCCTTCGTGGTAATACCGCACAGGTAGCTAAGTTAGCGCAACTGCAGAAAATTGCGGGAAAAGATTCCAAAGCCTTTATTGGGTCTATGTCCGAGCTACAAACTTCAATGGGTATGACCAATATGGGTCTTAATTCTGTGGCGAATGCCACAATTAAAGCTCAATATTCTTATGGAGTTAATACTGAAAAATTAGTCGGTGCTATGAATGCATTATCCCAAGAGACTAAAGATGTTGGACTGTTGGAAGGTCTTGGATCACAGTTTGCTGGCGCGGTTGGTGAAATTACTGGAATGCTTGGAGGTAAAGGGGAGAAGGAAATATCAGCCCTTTTCAAGGTTTTAACTGGCGGCGCAGAAATGGATGCAGAAGCGGCAAGGTTAGGTATTAGAGATCAAAGAAATAGAATTCATGCTGGTATGTCTCAGAAGGAATTGGTGGAAACCGTTCTTTCTGCTGCTAGAACTGGTGGTAAGACTATAGAAAGAATGCAAGGCCATTTAGGAGGTCTTGACGCAGGGGGCATAGGCCGCAGAACTGAAGTTCTGAAGAATCAATTAGGTTCCTCTGTTACAGCAATTAAAGGCTTTAACAGTATGTTAGCCTTAGAAGGTGTGAGTAGGGCTAAGGGTATGAAGCAAGGGCTAAATATACTTGGCACACTTAAGCAACAGGCGTTAGCGTTGTGGGAACCCATCTCTAATCTTTGGCTAACAGAGGGTGCCAAGTTATACAATCAGCTTGTTGCTAATGCAACAGAAATCGGTCAGGCTTTCACGGCATACATCGTTAATCCTATTAGAGATATTGTTGGTGGATTTATGGGTAGTATGCTAGAGAATGGGAATATGATGGATGGGATAAAGAAAATTTTCCAGGCAGTAGGCAGGGTTGTTACTTGGGTCGCTAATACTTTGGGCAAAACCTTTGGTGATGGAGGAAGTATGTATGACAAGGTTATTGATTTCTTCTCTGGTATACTTCTGAATATTGCTAAAGGATTTGATGATTTTGTTTTAGATGCTTTACCGACAATTGAGCTTGCTTTCCTGACTGTAGCTTCAACTATCTTACGAGCATTAGGTAAAGTAATGGATATTGATCAAGGTACGATTGACAGTATAGAGGGGCGTAGACAAGAAGCTAAGTTGAGGATGATGACAGACGAAGATGTTGACGCTCTGGTTACAGGAATAAGTAGGGGTAAGGATGATTTTGGTAGCAACTACGATGTGGGTGGAGCGATGGCTGGTGCGGCTGTTGGAGCGGCTATCGGATCTATCATCCCAGGAGTAGGAACTATTGTTGGTGGGGTTGGAGGTCTTCTTGTAGGTGCAGTTGGTGGATGGTTTGCAGGGGATAAGGTTGAAGAAGCTATTGAAGGATCTTTTGGGAAGTTCTGGATAACACACCCTATTACTGGTGCGGAGGAAGCTTTTAAAACTCATGCGGAGGCAGGAATAAGAGGAAAGCAAATTCAGGATGAAGTTAGGGCAGAGGTAGCGAATCGGCGTAAGACTATGAGCATGACTGATAAGCTCGCCCTTCTGCAAGAAAAGAGCATGAAAAAGGAGGAAAAATCAGTAAGTAACCAGTTAGATTATCTGGCTATGATAGTTGATCAAAATGAAGAGATTGCTAGTAACACCGCACCAGTAGAGGAGGCTTTAGAGATTACCCCAGGGACTGATTTCCAATCAACTATGGGAGAAATATTAAGTTCCTCCATTCTTCATGTCTTACAGACTTCTTCCGCACAACGAGATGCTCAGTTACTGGATATTCAGAAAAGTATTAAAGAAGAGCTTGTAAAACAAACTGAAAAGCCAGACCCAGAACAGCAATTAGTAGGAGGTAAATAGTGGGCGCAGAATTAGGTAAATTAGAATTTGAATTAAAAGGCGGCGACTTAGAAGGATCACAGATTCTAACCTTTGCTAATAATATCAATGTAGCTGAATCCAAAGCTGCAAACTATGCTAGGTATGATGTTCTTGCTCGATCAAGTACTATTTATGCGTATCTCGGAGCTAAATCAAGAACACTAAAACTTTCATTTGATATAGTACTTGATCATCTTAAACATTTTGTAGGCGCGGAAGATGGAGCGTTTAGAGGTAATATGTCTAGCGAAGGTGAATTTTCTGGGAATCAGGAACCAGGAGGTTCGGGGAAAGACTCGGAGCTTGATCATTGGGTAAAGGTTATTCAGTCTTGTGTCGCTAATGAGGGCGATAGGCCAGAGGATGGACCACCTACAGTAAAATTTACTTACACGAAACTATATAAAGAGGTACAATGTATTGTAAAAGACTATAAGATTGATATTAAGGCAGAGGACACAGCAGGGTTCACGGGAGATCCAGAAGGTGGAGCAGATGGATTACTGCCTAGATTAGTAAACATTTCTTTATCGTTAGAGGAGTTAAAATAATGGCATATGATGATTTCAAACTTAGTAATAGTACTTCCGCTAAGAGAGATTTAAATTCCAAATCTTTTTATAGTGTTGGATCGGAAGTATACAAATTTAATAATAAAGATGTTAGAAGTATTTTGGGCAACGAAGATGCAGATGATTTCATGGAAAACAGAGGAGATCTATACAGTTTTAAAGTTGGTTGGATCCCAGCAGGGTACGAGCATAGACCAGATCTCATTTCTTCTGTTTATTACGGCACAACAACTTTTTGGTGGATGATACTATTATTTAATAATCTTACCGATCCTTTTGAAAGTCTAAATGTAGGTGATAGGATACTAATTCCTATTTTGAGTTCTAGAAGATGACCATACGAGATACAGTACTAACCCCCTTAATTGTTCTTTCTTTTACTAAAGAGGGTATTGATAATGCGATAGGCGCAGGTAACTTCAAATCTATTGTTGGAAGTGATGATGTATCCATATTTAATAATCACTCTAACAACTTTACTAAGATGACACACAGCTTGGGAGTTGGTGGTAAGGATAGTGCATTCTCAATACAGCTAGACCTTATTGATCCTGTTGCTGAGTTCGAAAAACGGTTTGTGTCTTTAAATATTACTGAGCTTCTTTCTAGTGATTTATATGAGCAAGATGGTGCTGTTGATTCTGAAGCTGAACAAAAAATGATTGATGTAGAAAAATCAAATATTCAAGGTGGAGGACCAGTTCAAAAAATTATTGAAGCTGCCAGTAATAGACGGGTTTGGATAACTTATGGTGTTGGGGATGATTTAAATGATTGGGCTGGTCCTTTTGAATTAACTTGCACGATAGCTAAATTGAAAATTGATACGAACAATATTAAAAAATTAAGTCTCGTATTTTTTCCTCATGATGATTCCATGACTGCACCTCATAGTACTACTGGGGGTGCTAGGAATGTAGACTTGGCAGGTATTAAGAACACTGCCGTAGGAACTGTTGGTCCCTTTGAGATAGGTAAAGGGAAACCCGTAGGATCTGAGCAGTACGGTGGAAATGGCTTTGTAGGTAACTGGTTCAGGTTTGCAGAAAAGGCAGGAGTGGATACCAAAGATTTAAATGTCTTTTTTCAGCATTTTGATGTTCACGCTACTCTTATGTCTTGCTTAAGAACAATGGTAAGGAAAGCTACCAATTGTAATAATGTAGTAGCTTTAATGCCAAATATTAACACTTTCGGAATTAAAGCTATAGCCCAAGCAGTTATATGCAAACGAGGTACTGCAGTTACACCCGATGAAAACAAACACGCATGGTTATTAGATGCTGCCAATAAGTGTTTTGCAAAGTTTGGAGCTTCCATTCTTGTTGATGATATAAGCCAATTTGTTAGTGGAGATCCTAAAGATTCAACTATCGTAGAGACTAACTATGCGAAATATTTAGACTATTTTAAGTCCTGTGAGGACACTATAGAGAGGTATGTAGAGAAGGCAAAATACACCATCAGAATGCAAAGCATCACCGAAGCCAGCACTGGGCATTACGATGGGATAAAAGACAAGATTGGCCTAATAAAACAGGCTATAATGCAGAACTACCCGACATGCCACATCAAGTTCGTGGCTGAGAGTAGGTCCGATATAACATCAAATTTCCAGGGTTCTCCAGGGGTGCGTGGCCCAGGCCCTATTATCTTTTTTGGCGATTCAGCGTTAATTCAAAATGTTGTTTATGGAAACGGTGATAAAGCATATCAATACCTTCATCCCGCTGACAAGAAACTTGCAGGTAAGGGTAAGAGCCCCAAGATTACAGAAATTCCTGAATTTAGGATGAATGTCAAAGATCCAAATATTCTTAATATAGAACTGGATACCGATAAACTCTATATGCAAACACTAAATGCGGGATTTCAGTCTAATGCAAGTAGTAAGATTACAAATGTCGCAGGAGTACTATCCAAGGCAGGAGAACCTGGAGCAGATGCTGATATTGGAGAGATTACAAAGGCCCTAGCAGCAACTGGATCAGTAAGCAATTCTGATGTAATAAACATGCTTATTTCTGCTGAAAAAGCTTTAACAAAAACAGATGCCAAAACAACCTATGAAATGGATTCCACCACTAATAATAACCCCGCTGGAGTTTTAGCTGCAACATATGAAATGATGTATAAACTTGCAGTAAACATGACCATAACAACTCTTCCGCATTTCCACTTATCTGACCCTAGTGTTTTGGGTATGCAAGTTATGGTAAATGCTATGTCCCCACAGGCTGTGGTTCCTGGTAGTGGAGCAGTGTCACAAAACTTAGAGAATGCCTTCTTTTCAGGTGCTTATGTAATAAACGGATTTCAGCATGAGATTTCAAGCAATGGCATAGCTAAATCTAAGTTTCTCTTAGTTAAGATAGTTACAGAGTAACTATTATATAGTAATAACATACCATGTCAGAAAATACAAAAAATGCCGCAAAACAATCAGTAGCAACTGTTGAGATGGCTGCAACATGCAATAGTAATATCTTCTACGCTAGAATTGAATCTAGTGAGGGTGCGGGAGATGTTGTACCTGTTGTTTATTGTTCCCCGTATGGAGGGTGGAGAACAGGAGAAGGTCCTGCTGGAGGATTTGTCGCTTTTCCTGAAATTCGAACCAAGATTCTAATCACAAAACCTAACGAATCCGAGAGTTGGTTTTATATGTCTACGGTTATGGACTCTAATCCTAATGCTATGGCAGAGGACCCAGGGACGGATGATCGTGAGGACAAATCCCCAACTAGTAACATCGGTGGAGAGGATTATAAAGGTAAGAGCCCCATTATGGCACATAAGGGTGTTCCTCAACGGATGGCATTTCAATCAGTATCTGGAAACGGATTAATCCTTTCAGATAGCCAAAATGATGAAGTTATTGATTTCTTCTGTCAACTACATACGCCAACCCATAAGAAAGTTTCCTTATATGATACTGATGAAAATGATTCTATTGAACTAGAAACTCAATACCATGATAGAATTAAATTAACAGCGGAAGAGGTATCCTTGGCAGGAGCCCAGGAACTCCATGTGGAAACCGAAGGCAATCAGAACTACCACTGCGAGACTGGTAAAATTTGGATGGAGGTTACAGAAGGGTTAGACATTGATATTATTAATAACTCAGGAGGTGCTTCAAAGATCCCTATGGTCGCACAGGAGTTTGGTAATGTTAATGTAATGAGTCGGAATATGGACATTAACCTTACTACGGAAGGTCGAAAAGAGTTTATCGGTAACGGAAATGGACTTACTACTGGGATAAGCCAAGACCTAGGGGATGTGGAACCAGGGAGTGGCGGGGAAGGCAACGCAATGCATGAATCACTAGGCTATTCGGTTTGCTCTTCTTATGTTGATGAAGATGGGGAGCCTATCAATCCGTATGACAATGCTTCCGTCCCAGAAAAAGGTGGTTCTATTTTTATCCAAGCTTTAGGTGAGGATAATGACGGTCAGATGATTCAGATATATTCTAAAGATAAGCTTATGGTTTATGGTACTGGAGAAGTATACATTAAAGGAGACAAGGTGTATATCCAGTCGGATGGTACGCTAGATATATCTGCTAAGAAAGATATTACTATACACACCCCAGAACAGATCAAAATGCAAGCATCTAAAATACATTTAAATAGTGGAACCTCCACCGCAGACCCAGAAATTGAATCTAAATTACAAGATAACAATTTAGGCGTAGGCGCGACAGATCCAACAGATAAGCCTATGAGATTAAATAGGATAATTCAAAATAAAGAGTATGGACAGGCATCTATTGAAGCAATAATAGCACAAGCCGCAGAAGAGGAATAAATTATGGCAACATTTGACGCAAAATTATTTAATAGGATTGTTGGGCAAACCAACATGGGAACTGCAGGGGCTACCTTAACCTTAGCCTTCGGATTACCCTTATCTTTCTTAGCTTTAACTATGGCGCAGTTAGAGCTTGTGCCTACACCTGAGTTATCTAATATGTTATCATTAGCTCAAAGTTCGAAGAGCAGAGCAGGAGGGACATTAAAAGCTGTATACAAAAAAATAATGATGGACTCAGGTGTTATTGAGTATAGCACTGATAGTGGTAAAAGTATTATATATCATAAGGCATCTAAAAATGCTTTTTGGTTTAATGATAACGAATTGATTGAAAATCTAGACTCACTAGTTAATGCGCTGGACCTATCAGTTAATAATTCTAGAAAACTATATTCAAACAAAGAAGAAAATAACTCTACTAAATCAACCCTATCTAATATATTAAAAGAGTTTCTGGTATTAAAATCATTTACCTCTGGGTCATCGGCTCAAGTGAGAGAGAACTTTTTAGATGCTGACTCCGTGGGCTCTACCCAGTTTGAGGGTTACATAGGAGCATATTACGCTTCCGAGACTACAAAAGCGGCCTCTGCTAATGATTTTATAACCAGGGTTTCCCGTGTTATCAATGGGATTAAAGAAGTGTTATATAAAAGGAGCAGACACCCAGAACTAGAGCCTAATATGAACGCTGATTCGTATTATGACGAGGTACTAGCAAGATCCAATTTCAATAGGGGTGATGTCCCTGAAGATGAAGCCCTTCTCACTGCTGAACAGCTTAGAGATCCAGATGCACCTATATTTGATTTAATTTACGGACCTCCAAGATCCAACCAAGGTCAGTTTTTACTATCAGAAGACGGGTTATATTATGACTCGCAGAGTGGGGGATTAGATCCTGTATTTGTATATCTAAAGAAGAAGCAGGATAAGTTATCCTTAGGTGAGAAGTGGAAATTTGAAGAGGATCCCAACCTAGGTGGGCGAGGAACTGCAATATCATATGCTGAACTACAGTCCCTTAAGTCTGATTTGTTTAACCTTGAGGTAATTGATGACAGCGATACTATGCAAGAATACTATGATAGGGATCACTTTCTGCAAGTATTAATTGGGCACAAGAATAAACATATATACGATACTTCAGCCTACCTATCGGAATTAATTGCACATGAAGGTGATGATTCCGCTATGGTTATTAACTTACGCCAATCTTTATATTCTGACATAGCAAGACATGATCATAAGGTTAATCGTAGGAAAAAACAAGTAGAAGTCGCTATTAAAGCCCCTAGAACATTTAATGCAAAAGTGAAGGGTATACAAGATTTTAGTTTAACGGAAATTCCTATAAATGATTTCTCGTATTTAAAGGATCTAAATATTGACATCGACATTGATTCGCAGAAGAAGTTGGTCTTCAACCAATCTGAAGTATCGGGTGTTATCCTACCTCTTAATCCTAAATTTGTTATAGCACCTAGCTACGCACAAAGCACCTTTGATGCTACAGACTTGCTTGTTCCTAATATAGGCAGAGGTCAGATATCTTACGGGTCTAGCAGCGTTAGCGGTACAGACGCAAACATTACCTCGTTGTCTGATCAGATAACTACTAACGGGTTAATAGCAATCTATAATTTCTTAGAGCCTAAAACTGAGGACCCTAAATCTGTGGATTATCAAGTTGTTAATTGTGCTGTAGATAAAATTCATAATAATGCACAGCTAGTTGGGGTATCCCCCTCTAGTGTTTTTGTTTCAGGATTGGGTATTCCTTACCTCAAAGGTATCCTAGAAACAGAAGAGATGGATAGCAACCTGGGATTACATCAAGCTTCCTCTGTGGGGTCTTATGTAAAGTTGAACAACACCGAAGAGTTTAGGAATTTAGGATATAGGAAAGCTGGGTTTACTTTTGAGTCATGGGTTCATGTGCCTAATATGGATAATACCGTTACAGGTTGGCATGGCGGTGATGCCTCATCTATTACCAAGGTATTGTTAGGTTGTGAAAATATTGGATTTACCACTGATTCTAATTTAGGATCGCCTGATAACTTTGATAAAATAAGCCCAGACTTTGGAGATACAACTGTTAGGGGCCTTCTTTTAGGGTTTACTAGGGATCGCAGAATATCTAAAGAAGGTGAACCGTTTGATAATACAGATAGTCAGAATAAAGTAGGAGATACAGCATTCTTTTTAGCACCCACTCAATCGGTTAACGATGCTTCTTCCGTGGCCTTCCTAAATAATGGAAATTATGCAAATAATTCTTGTCCATCTTCTTATAATTTTCATAAAATGGTTGTTAGTGCAACGACTTCGGGTAGTCATGGAAAATTTTATCAAGATGTATCAAGTTCCTTTATGCTTGTTAATGTTGCTGTTGATCCCTCTAAAGATGAGATACGGATGAGCTTGGATGGGGAAATAATGGCTACCTCTAGTTTATCGGAAGTTTTTGGAACTAGGAAGTATAATCCTATTAACATACCTTCCTTAGCTAGATCAAATAGTTTTGAGTATAATTCATCTTCTGTTAGTGGAATTAAAAAACTCCAGGAAGGGCCGAAGCTACATAAATCAGGTACTATAACTCCGATTGGTTTCACTCCTTGGGTATTGGGAGGGGGGTATACTGATGGAATGTATGAGTATGGCAACTTTATGGGTCGCTCACATGCAGGTAATTCTCATGGAGGCACAATAAGTGGCTTACGAGGATTTATAGGAAGTACTAAATTTTATAATAGAGCCTTGAATTCTTCTGAAGTTAAAAAGAATTATGCTTCTCAATACGGCTTCTTCAAAAATATATCAATCTAATGGCATATACTAGCACAAAAACTATTTTTGGTCAATCACCTCTTAGACCTGTGGAGCAGGGTCTTAAAGGAAAGTTTTTATCAAAAAAAGGTTTTGGATTTCCAGTAGGAGCCCAAACAGCAAACGGTCACCCTTTCTTCCATACTGAAAGTAATGAGGTTTTAATAAAAAATAATCTTAAACAAATCCTTACGACAGAGCCAGGGGAGCGGATTATGCTTCCTGATTTTGGGTGTGGATTAAGGAAGTACCTGTTTGAGCCTTTGGATAATAATACTATAGAAAAAATTAAAAATCAAATAATTAGATCTATAACCCAGTATTTAGAGTCCGTTATCATAGAAGATATCCAAATCGCTGAGGTGGACGAGGTTGGAGCAGATCATAACCAAGTAATAAATGTTAAACTTAGGTTACGGATTAAAGATGAAACTAATTTAGTTTTTTTTACAGAGGTTAAAATATCATGAGTTATTATACAGGACAAGTTGTTTCTGATTTTATGAAATTAGTGGGCGTGGAAGATTCCAAAAAAGAAGCCCTCATCAATTTTACGGGAAGTGATTTCCTATCATTAAGAGCAGGGATTATATCGTATGTTGAAGCTGTTTACCCGCAAGAGTATCAAAATTTTACTGAATCTGATTTGGGTATGATGCTAGTAGAGATTATTGCATACATGGGCTCGGTTATTTCATTAAAAACAGATGTCTTAGCAAACGAGAACTTTCTGAGAACAGCAAAAAATAGAAACAATGTTAAAAAATTGTTAGAGTTAATAGGTGTTAAGATGAAGGGGCCTTTGGCAGCTACAGCAAATGCCTCGTTAACCTTCCCGACTATTCCGTATACTGGATCTCAATTCTCTATCCCACCTGTGAGTCGAAACTACACTGTAGCTTCTCCAGAAGATAACGCTTCTGTAAACTATACCCTTTATAAAGTTACTAATGGTATTTTAGAAGATCCCACTTCAGACTCTTCTATCGTTTTAACCAAGGTAGAATCTGAAGGAGGCGCAGGTAAAGTGTGGAAAAACCTAATTATTCAGGAGGGAGCGTATGTTACTGAAGAGGGAGCGTTCACTACAGGTGACAGCGTAAAAACTATTTCTCTCTTAGAGTCCCCTGTTATTGATGGTAGCGTTGAAGTATATATTAATTCTGATATAGAGGGTCTGGGTGGAGCGTATACACAGGTAGATAGCGTGTTCTTTGCGTCTGGTGGTACTGATAAGATTTACGAAGTAGCTTACGATAATGATTTCACGGCAACGATTATGTTTGGCGATGATACTTTAGGCACATCCCCAGATATTAACTCAACCTATCTTGTAAGTTATAGGGTTGGTGGGGGAACTAGGGGTAATCTTTCTACTGGAGCATTAAGTGTTACCACTGCTAGTTTAGGTGGAAATGCTGTGCAAGCTACTTTAACAAATACAGATTTAGCAACAGGAGGGTCCGAGGCTGAAAGTATTGAACATGCAAAACGCTATGGCCCATTAACCTTTAGAAGGCAGGACAGGGTTGTAACATTACAAGATTTTGTTGCTTTTGCAAATAATTTCAGTAGCGGTAGAGGGACTATAGGAAAAGCTACGGCTGCTGTTAGGAAAGCGTACTCTTCTGCTAATATTATTGATTTGTATGTCTTGGAAAAAGCAAGCGATCTTCAACTAAAAAAGGCTACCATTGCATATAAGAAAGATCTGCTTGATGCTATAAATGCTAAGAAGATGCTTACAGATGAGGTAGTTGTTGTCGATGGTTTAGTCAGGGCCTTGGACTTTCAAGTAACAATCGTTATTGATAAAGAATTAAAAAATATTGAAGAAAGCATAAAAGCTTCTGTGAGGGATAAAGTGTTAGATTATTTCAAAGTAGACAATTTATCTTTTGGCAAGTCTTTTGTGTTATCTGATATCACACGGAAGCTTGTTGATGTTGATAAGGTTCTATACATTAAAATTGATAATTTGGATACTGATATTAGTATTGATTACAATGAGATAATACAACTTAATAACTTAGTTATAAATGTTAATTACGCATGAGCAAGAAGAAATATACATCACGGAATTACTCTAAAGCATTAGAGTTAATAATTCCGCATACTTATATTAATGAGGATATTTCATTAAGTGGTCATGGTATTGATCTAATTGATCAGGTACTAAATTCCCATCTTAACATTATAGCTAATTTCAGTGATATACTTGATGTCTCTGCTACCCCTAGTGGGCTGGCTAATATACGCAATGTTAGTGGTATTGCTCCGTATTTTGTAAAACAGAATAAACTAACTGATATTAATAGTTATGATTTTGAGAATAAAATACTGCACCCACTAGGGTACAGTATGCACGACTATGCCAGTAGTGCCGCGTTTGAAAGCTTTTTATCAGGAACATTACTACCAAAAATTAGACTAAATGACCCTTCGCTATATGAAAATACTAGTACAGCTTCAGGAGATTGGGGCACAGACTATGATGCATCCTCTGTTCATGAGTATCTAGCTGACACCTTAGGTCTGTTTTATTTCCTAAACACTTCAGCCGATGGTGGTTTATACTTTGATCCCTCTTCTTATGTTGCTAATAGTCTAACTAAAAAGATTTACTTTGGAGAATCTCTAAAAACTGTTGATGGTATCAAAGGATTAACCAACTACCTTTGGAAGAACTATAGTACTTGCTCCACCTTTAGCCTGAATAAAGTGATCCCCTCAGATTTCCTATCAGGTACTGGCACATATACAAGCGGAACCCAGCAGTTAGATAAGCTAGAAACCCTTATTGATATTGCCTATTCTCCTGAGCTTTTTGAAAAAGATGATGAGAGAGTCAGGGATATCTTAGATCTCTTCATAAGCTCAGGTATACCTACAACAAGTTCCATAGAGCCTATAGGACCTTTTTATAGGTTTATTAAAGCTTTAGGATTTTCTTTTGGTAAGCTTCATCAAGGTCCTGAAAAGCTAAATTATATCTATGACATAAATAATTGTCCTGAAGAGTACCTTCAAGAGTTAGCCGATTTAATTGGGTGGAAGCTAATGGGGTATGACCCTTCTAGATGGCGACTCCAACTAAGAAACGCAGTTGAAATATATAAAGCTACAGGAACGAAACATGCGATCCAGCTTGCAATTAACTCGGTATTTGCAGACACAAGCTTTGATTTATCAGGGGGAATTTCAGAGTTATATGAGTCCTATGTGCCTCACTTAATTTACTACGCCTTAGCCACCTATTCCCCAGCATTCAATAATCGGGATACTTGGACTCAAAGTACTTCTACCAAGCTAAGTATTCCTGAATATAATTCTAGAAACTTTGATGAAAACATAAGAAACTATGTTGATCATATTCTGCTAGATTTACTGCAAACGAATCCTGAAAACTTTATTTTTTCTGGGACATCTTTCCCTGTATCGAAAGTTGTTAATAGTAAAAATGGAAAAACCTTTTGTTTTGAACCACGATCCCTAAAGTATAAAGATTACAGCTATATCCCAGAGAGCCACACTGAAGATTATAATAAAGCTACACTAAAAGGAGCCCTTCCTTTTATAGGTCCAGATGGATTTGGTGTATATGTATTAGGTAAAACAGCTATGTTAGAGGAGGGCTGTGGGGAAGAGAAAGAAAAAGTCTATCTAGAACATATGGAACAAAATAAGAATTTTGTTTTTTCATATAGGCAACACAAAGATTTCCCTATCCCACCCTTTGAGGAATTACTATATTACAAAGATACTAAAATTACCCAATCTCTTGTTAATAGGTTAATTGATAGGCTCCAATGTGCAGGCGTAACAGAAGAGGGCGTTCTAGCAGTATCTGAGTATATCTTAAATAATAGTCTTAGAGCTTCTGATGATATTAGATCTAATAACAACTTCTTATTGTTTACTTCTTCTCTACAGACTCCCCCTAACTTTAAGGAAGTCTTATCAACATCATCTATAGGTAAAGCAGAATATTTAAGTTTATGGAGCGGAAAATCATCTCATTTTAGGGTAAGTTTCGATGCTACAGATTATAACTTCTTATCTAAAGTCCAGAACAAATCCTCAGCGTTCGCATTGTTAGATAGTGCAAGGGTTGCTGAGAAGTTCTCTCCTGCACATGCAATACCTTTAGTAGATGCTTTTGTTTCTTCCTTAGATTTTGTTGTCATTGATTCTAATTCTTCTGATAGTTTATTAAATTACAAAGAAGGAGATTCTGGTTTAGATAGTAGCGGAGCCTTTAATAATTACTCTCTTTGTAGTGTAGATATGAGGGCATTATACCCGAACTTGAACTTTATGAGAGAGCATGTAGACTCTGTATATGATCCTTTAGTTAGTTCTGTTGGTGCAGTAGCAACTACTCCAAGAAACAGTTTTAGGAGAAGAGACTATAGAAACCTATTACCTAAAGATGGGGTATTCTTTAGAGATGGCTTTAGTATGCCCATTAATTTAGATGCATCTACCACAGAGAACTCACTACCTTTAGCGTCTTCATCCTTGGGCTTTATGCCATTAGGTTATGTCCCATCTGCTGGGTGTTTTTTCCCAGTAACTGATTACACTAGGGATGATAGGGGTCCTTATGATTCCTGCGAGTCCTTACAATCCGCAAACACTTTCTCTGGGGTTGATACTTCCAATACCTTCCCGTGCAGGGGTTTACATACCCCAGCAACTGCATCTGGCTCAACTTTAGTAGCAGGGGGCAACTATAGCACTAGAGATACTTTGCCCGATATTTATGCAGTATATCATAAATTAGGAGAAGAAGTAAAATTAAATGAGGCTCGAATATATGTCTCATCTAATTTTAATGCAAGTTCTACCGAATTTTTCAAAACGCACCTTTGGAAAAATAACGAACAAAGTTATGCTAATAGTTCTACTCAACTTAGTGGAGCCTTCCCTAATTCAGAGTATGCATATGATCAATTCTCTCTAGGCCCAGACATACATAAATTGTATAAGAATTATACTAATGTGTTTAGAAGACATTCCTTAGGGTATCCTGAGTTAGATTCTGATGGGGGGCCTACGCTGTTTTCCCATACCTACGGACCTTTAGTGTATAATGGAAAATTTAATGTTGCAGGATCTTCGACAGACCTTGCATTAGAAACCTCTTCCATGATTAATACAGATGTTGAGAATGTTACATTAGTTGATATGTTGAGCGAGGTTTACCCAGGAGCTAGTGGTATCTTGGGACCTACTGCAGGTATTGCATCAGGAACTTATGAAGTAACTTCGTATACAGATATGATTGTTCCTTTGGTTGGTCAGGCAGAACCTGTATCTGGATCTGTTTTAACTGTTAGTGGTGGCGAGTTTAGAAATAAGTATATTCTTAGTGGTATTGAGTTTGTTGGAACTTCAGGCGCAGCATCAGCTAATAATTTCCAAATTTATAATTTAGATTCTTCAAATTATAATAGGTACAAGGGTAATTATGCAATAAATAATACCATAATAAAGTTAAAGGCTATTGATGGTCTTCCCCGAATAAGGTTTGATTTAGCTAGGTCTACTACATTTAGCGGTGTGTTTAGTCCTCCTTATGTAAATACTGGACCCAGGAATGCTGAAGCCTCCTGCGCTGGCCCTGATTGGGCTGCTATAGATCAGTTTACTAATACTGCTAATTTCTTAAGCCCAGACCATGAATATAAACTCGATATAAAAGCTCTTACTGGTAGCGAATCTAAGCCCATCTTTGGGGAATCCCAGTTTGGTGTTTGGATTCACACAGGTCTGGATGCAGACGGGTATTATTCATACTGGAACGGATCCTCTTGGGTGCAACATGATGCAAGGAAGATTACCAGGGATGCAGTAACCCAAATACAATCACACTTATTTACGCCTGAAAAAACTCACCCTAAAGAGATTATAAATTGTTACAATAAGATAATCAATAGTAAGTACTTAGTTAATAATCCTGCAATAATTTTAGATTTGGAAGCTTATCATTTTGATAAGTATTCATTATCTTTTGATACGAACAACGATAATACATGTGGAAAAGATTTGCACAGTTATGAGCAAGAGTATTATGTAGAGATATTTATTAGTCCTAATCTTAGTGAAGGTAATGATCGTTTCTTGCTTCTGGATTCTGTTTCATTAAATGATAACACTTTAAAAGAGTTAGCAAATGTAATACCAAATTCACCTTTCACGACCAACCTGTGCCCCTCAACCATAAAAACTCCCGTCTGCCCAGAAGAGCTAAGAAAACTATTTATATTCTTTAATAAGATTTCTGCTGTATCTAAAGGCTCTGGTTTAGCAACTAGAATACATACTGACTCCGAAGGAGTCTATAATACAAGTGGTGGTAGCAGGAATACTTATCGAGTGCATCCATATTGGGATCCTATACAAACTCCAACAGGGACGAAGTTTAATATATTGACTAACTCACTTCACACGCTCCATCTAGATAACTAACATGAAAGGTACAGTACAAATTTTCAATAATGAAGGCATTATCTATGAGAATAATAATCTTCTTGTGGACGGTGCAGGGGAGACGGTTGTAGATATGCTTACTACCTCCCCCAGCTTATCAAGTATAGCCTCTGCTTCGGCATTGCTTGATACTTCAAATTATACCATTCAAGGGATTAGCTTTGGCAAAGGTGCTTATGGGTATTTACATAATGCTCATGCTTGGGATTCTTCTGCACCTTACCCTGCGGAAAATACAAAAGAAGCTTTTTATGCTGTTTGTGGGATTCAAGGATCTAGCGTTGCGATTGTTTACGCCCCAGGCAGCCTACCTAACGGTAAGGATGGCCTAGCCACATCCTCTTTGAATGCTGTAGCGAAGCTTTCGGAAGTACCTACGCCTATGGATACTATTCTTGAACGAAGTGTTCAGTTGAGTGGTGGGGCGTTTACAGACACAAACTCTGATTTATACGATGCCACATACAACCAACGACCACTTATTGAAGGACAGAATTTAAATTATTTACCTTACTTAAATAATGTTGGTTTTGCTT